AGGCGCCCTGGTGGGCCGCGCTGGACGCAACCCTGAAATGCGTTACTTCGAGTCTGGCAGCGTGGTGGCCAATCTCACGCTGGCCGTAAACCGTCGCAGCCGCGATGACAAGCCGGATTGGTTCAACCTAGAAGCCTGGGGCAAGCAAGCTCAGGTAGCAGCGGACTACGTCCGCAAGGGATCGCTGCTAGGCATCACTGGCTCGGTTGGCAGTCAGGCCTGGACGGATCGCACTACGGGGGAGGAGCGCAGTAAAATCGTGATTCGGGTTGATCGTCTCGATCTGCTAGGCAGCAAACGCGACAACGACAGCAACCCCGAGCCAGCCGCTGACGAGGAGATTCCATTCTGATGGATCTCACCCAAGAGTTTGAAAACTGGCGCCAGGCTGGTGACAGGTTGTCTGAACTAATCAGGCAAAAAATCATTGATTTAGATCAGCAAGAGGCTGACATCAAGCAGCTCGCGGAGGGGTGCACGCCAGCCATCCGCGAGCAAGGCATAATAGATGGCGGCTTTGCGATGAAGCATAAAGCCATTGAAATCGCCAAGTCCAGACGAGAGCAATTCGAAGATAAATCTCCTACCTACAAACTTTTAAGCAAACTAATCGAAGACTTTATTGATCTATGAAACTCTACGGACTTTTAAGGGGCAGCCAGTGGGTCTGCCTCCCCTCTGCCACTCACCAGCGCCGCAGGGCCACCAGGGCCGAGATTGCTGCCGACCTGACCTATCCCGGCACAGGTGAGCCGCTGTTCCTGCCTGGCCTAACTTTGGGCGAACAAGGCAGCGCCTGGACCTCGGCAAGCCTAGACGTGGCAATGGCCCGCCAGAGGCTCCTCGCCGCGCTGCCCAGCGGATGGGTCACCTCCGTGGCGAGGGTGGCATGAACCTCTGGCAGCAGATGATCAGCGCCAGCGATGCCGCCATTGAGCGGTCTGACAACATTGGAAACGTGGATGCTGCCATTGCCGCGGCTCACCTCGAAGTGGCTCTGCGATGGATGAATGCCGTCGGCCCAGTGCGCATACGGCAAGAACTTAATGCCGCGTGGAGAGCGGCAAACATCGACCCAACACCATGAACACCACCACCACCATCAGCGCAGAAAACTGCGTTCTCGTCTCCTGCCTGGCCATCGGCTGGGCTGTGCTGACCATCACCAGGGATTTCCTGATCCCCCTGGCTGGCCTGGCTCTGGCCCTAGCGGGGTGGAGGCCAGCGCAGCCACCGGCGGAGGCACCCGTGAGCCATGCCCGTGTCGAGCCCTCCAGGAGCCTGATCACGCTCGAAGGCGTTCTGAATGCCACTCCCTTGCGGGTCCAGCAGCGCATAGCCAGTCGCGCTGGCTTAATTGAAATAACAAATTCTGAACTTTTGCAGCTGGAAACCCTGCCTCAGCCCAGCAAAGCAGAGCGATTGCCAGCTGACAGACCTTTCCGTAGACGCGCATCATGACTCTTGCCATCTGGCTCCACGGCGCTGCATGTGGCGCCCTAGTTGGATCAGCCGCTACGGCCCTGCTGTGGGCCGTAGCGGCCTGGAACCACCGCGTCAACCAGGCTCAGCAGCAAAGGCTCTCCCAGCCCCGTGGTTCCGCAGATCCACGGCGCCCCCAGCCCTATGGCGGCCGACTCGTTGACATCTCTAAGCCACCCAAACCTCCCCAGGAAGCGGACTGGCTGCCTTAAGCCGGCCTAGTCCTGCTGGTGGCCCGTTTCTGTGATTCCAGGAAGCAATCAACCTCCTTTTCTCGCCGGGCCTTCGCGGTCCGGCTTTGTTTTCTAGACCAGGCAACATCTGTGACTTCATATGTATTAAAAACAAAACCACAATTCTTACACTTGCGCCTTCTTTCTAGCCTGCTTCCCCTTTTGTAAAACCGAAGAGTCTGCGCGACGTAAGTCTCCCCTTCTTCACAAGATGGACATTCATATTTTGGCATTTGATTATCTGTACATTTTGCCGAAGAAATACCAGGAGGCCAGGCATCCCGTGCAAAATCCAATAATCAAGGCAAACGGAACAATTCCAACCTCATTAGCGCAGTGGCTCATGATGATCCCTCAGGGCACTACATACCATATATGGTCCCTGGCCCCTAGTCAATCATCCTGATCGCACGCCGCAGCACAGCACTCCCCTCCCAGAAGCCTGCGCCCCTCGCCGAGTAGCTGAAGGGCTCCCTCCAAAAAAATATGTCATCCGATGAAAAAACCGGATGATCATCACCAGTCAGGTAACACCAAATCATCGCAGGCAGATCAAACGCTAACCACATGCCATGAGTTGTATAATGAACCACCAGCAGATTTTTTTCGGCTGTGCTAAGGATAGAATACGGAAGTGTAAGAGTTGGATTTGTTATTTGGTTTCCCGTCATATATCTAGACACGTCTTTATTCGGATACGTGAGCATCTCACCCTGGTACTGGCCGAAGGTGTAGGACCTGCCGGGATCGGGTCGGACTGATGGGAACGTCGTCATGCTGGCAAGGTGCCGAGGTTTTTCAGGGGAATCTCAAAGGCTCCGACAAAAAACGTTGTCCCGGTCACGATTTGAAGGGTATCATATACAAAAGTCCCCACGATTTGATGAGTGGAGTTTCCAGCTTTGGCCTTGTAAACCACTGCGGCTTTGACCGAAAACGAAGCATTGGGCCATGAAGACCCTGGACACTCCGCTCTAGTTTCGTTAAGAGTATTATTCACGTTTCCCACTGTGATAGTTATGACGTTGCCGCCAGCTGTGTAGCCGGCGCCGGAGACTTCATTGCTGACAATCTGGCTAATCGTGGCATATGTTTTGCTTGGCGTAAAACCTGCCCCCAATAGCATTAACTTAAATTGAGCAGCTGTGCCAGCCTCAGCATTGAAGAGAAAGAAGCTCTCTAGCGCTAGGTCGGTGAGGTTGTTAGCAAGAAAAGCGGTTGTTGCCATGGCTAGGTGTCAGGATGGGGGGATGTTGGAGGGATGAAGCTGCTGAGGTAAACTGGATCCCCAACAGTTATACGTAGCTCATCATAGTCCCCTTCCTGATATGAGGGGAAGATTCCATCACTGCCGCTAAATTCAAAATTTGGCGCTTCAAAATTGTTTGTAACTGGAAACGCCGATATACCCGTTTGCTGGCCATTGTAGAAACGCAGCATAACAAGATCTGCTCTTCTAACAATTGCTACATGCCTCCACGTTAAAAGCTGCTTGGCTGGAGACGGCAAAGACTCGCCAAATATCCACAGATTCTGGGTTGTAGCTCTGCCGTCTTCATTTATGCCTATTCCAGTTGCAGACGTAGCTCCTGACACTCTAGAGTTAAACGTAACTCTTGAGCTATCAGCAGTGTATAGATACTCAAACCACTCCACGCAGAACGCGCCAGTGCCTAACCCGCCAGGAATAGAAAACGCAATCTTAGATAGTGTTGTACCTGGACTCCTTAACCCTGCAGTTCCGTAGAGTTTGTTTGCTGTAGTTAGCGCTGCGCCGCCATAAGCTATCACACTCCTGTTGTATTGCGACGAATCAACAATCAGAGTTGAGCCATTGGCACCTTCAAAATGCAGGATCAACTGGCGCAGGGATCGGATTGGATCACCACCACCAGCTGACGGCTCGCCGCCCACCAGCTCGGTCCCGAGGCCTGCAAACCGCGAGGGCTGAGCGCTCTCTGAGTAGACAATCTCAATCCCTGCTGGCAGCTCCCACGCCTGCCTGGCATTGCCCCCGGTCAGCTCTGCTCCCAGGTCGCCCAGCTGTAACCGCTCAACCGTGGGCACACCGCCAGAAATCGAGACGCCTGCCAACAGCGACCCCCCAGCTACCTGCAGGATGCCCTGGCGTGCTGACATGACAAACGAGACGCGCACACGATGAACGTCGTTGTACGGATCGCTTCCGCTGGGCTCCCCCTCGTAGTGCCAGGCAAAACCCGGGGGGAGGGTGATGCCATCGGGAGCATTGCTGGGATCAAATAAAAATCCCTTGATTATGCTTTTGGTTTCTGTATTGTAGTGATCAATTAACTGTTGCAGCTCTTCTTCATTAAGATCAAACTCCATATCAACAACTGTGCCCAGCATTGCACTTGAATGCGTGACAACAACGATCTTGCCTGTGGCTGTTGTGAATTCTTCTTCGCCAAACGTGCCGAGTCGTATGGCTTCCGTCGCCTTCTTGAATAGCGGAAAATCTTCAGTCATGGCAATGGCGGAATTATTAGACGCATGTATTGGCGCAATGTTCTATCACCACACAAGAATCGATCGCTGTTTGCCGCGTAAATCAAATCCTGGTTTACCTGGCTACCGTCTCCATCATACATATTCTCGGCAACAATAGCTAGGGTTTGGTCTGGCGCTACATAGTAAATTCTATAGGGGAGGGGATAAGTCGTCATGAGAATGCTGTGCTTACTGCGCCTTCCAGCAGTATATCCTCATCGACTGGCATGCATTCCGCGTCCGTTGTTGCAGCGAAGACTCTGTGCACGCCATTGGCGGAGTTTGGTCCGCCCGTGCCGTCTTCTGATGCTGTTAGGAATACATCTTGTTCGATGTTGCTGTCTGCGTCAATGTATCTAATCCGATACCACCAGTTTAGTATCTGCCCGTTCACTCCTTCATCGTAGTCAATCTTTACGCCGCCTCTTGATCTGATTGTGTCGATCTTTGGCCCCCAACTGCCACTGTTAAACGTGGCCGAATGAACCAATGTGATCTCCGCCCACCCCCTCTCACAGCTCCGCCATGGCCCGTTGGGGATGGGCGCAGGATAGGGAGGCTGGTTCGGACCGGTCGGGACGCCCCCTGGCGCTGCTGGTGGCGTAGGCGTGGTGGGCGGGGGATCCGACGGGGGGCTGACCGGCAAAGGCACGTCAACGCCACCGCCGGGGGAGGGCCCGCCAGGCTTGGTGATCGTCGGAGGCGGAATGACAATGATCTGCGGAAGGGGAGAAGACGAGTCGGACTCCCTGCCAGGAATGTCACAGGCCGCCGGCTGCGGGGGCAGCAGGACTACTCCGGACACTGGTGCGTTTGCTACGGCCAGAGCTATGAGACTCTTGCCGCACTGATTTACAGGGAATTCAGTCAGGGTTAGCGTTTCATTTTCTGAGATTGAAACCACTTCCCACCATCGATTTAAAAAGAATTCTGATGGCTCAGAAGGGCGGATGTTGATCTTGATCTGCACCACATCTCCTTCGCGTATCCTGCCCGTGTGGCTGCCTGGCACAAGCTGAACCGATGCGGTATTGCGGCATAGCGTGCGTTTTGCATGGATGTACGCGCCAACCTTCGCCATATGAGACTCGCTAGTGCAAAACCGAGATATGTCAATTTGCTCAGGAGAATCTTCTAGATCTTCCACTGTTACGGATTGATCTGCCACAGGGCTGGATCTAATCAGCGGAAAATCATTAGCGGAATCTTGCTGCCTCCATATGATGGAAAGAACGGGAGGCACAATTGTAGATACTTCTGCGCTTGTTTCTTTGTAGCTACCCGGTACGATTACATCTTCCGTAAAGCAGTGATCAGGATAGATCGTGTCTGTGTTTATGGTGCCGTCTGGCCTTGTCGGTACCAGGGGACGCAGGGAAAACTTGCCGTTGACCTTGGTGGGACGAAGTAGAAAATGAGGAAGGATTCCTGTTATGAATTGCATCAGGCTTTCGCTGTTGTTAAATTCTCCATTGCAGAACAATCCCTCCGCATTGACAAACCTGGCAGCATGTTTCAATGAAGGAATATCGTTAAGAAATGATGGTATTTTTTTGGTCTGATCTCTGGCCCACAGGATTAAATCGACAATGTTGTTGCTTGACCCGTAGACGTTGTCTAGTATTCTGTTGACATACAAACCTTCTTCAATGAATACATTGTAACCCGCACGCCAGTTAAAGGAATATGGCAGAGTCTGGCGGAATTCAATAGTTGTTAGCCTGGCGTAGTTGCCCCCCAGCCCAGTTGCTGTAGGAAACGCCGGCAGTTCATAGGTTTCCTGTGGCGTGGCGTAGTTGCCTGGTGTCCATGATCCAGACCGCTGGTTGAAGTTCCATGTGAACTGAAAGTCCGAACGACATCCACCTCGGCGCACATTCTTGACAAGAATTGGCCCTATTGGTCCTTCACTGACAACGCAGTGCCATTTAGTTGTGATGGTTTCATCGGTGTTTTCTATTGCAACAAAGCTTGCCTTAGGTCTAACCATCACTCCGCCAATGCCGTTCACTCTGCGGCAGAAAACAACAGGAATAGGGTCGCCAATTTTTACGGGTTCAATATTGAAATCGATCAGCGGGTTCGTCTCTGGCGCCTGCCCGCCAGTACGTGGCCGGCTGCGGCCGCCAACAACCTCGGCTACGCCTGGTGGTAGGGCGTCAATCGTGACGCCTCCCCCTCGAATGTCCAGACCGCCACCAGCTTCTCCGTTGCCTGCTGGGGAGCTGCTGCCGCCGATCAATTTCCAGTTGGTCATAGGATCAGCGGCAGCCCTACCAGCCGCGTTGTGTACCGCCTGGGCACGAATGAAGCGCCAACAGGTGTCAGGGAACTGCCAATTGCTATCGATATCTCGGACATCGTTCTGCTCACCTGGACAATCTGCCCAACCGTTTCAGCCACCACAACCTGAGTAGGATGAGGAGCAACAGTAGTATAATTGGCATTCATGTGATACTTTCTGATTATGGCAATACCTGGCGGATATTGAAGTATGTTCATTAGATTGTGCGCAATATCAGTCAGTGGGATTTGTATCTCTGCCTGTGCTCCCAGGGATTGACCAGACATCACGCCAGTCACCCGCATGCGTTGATAAAACCATTGTTGGCTCTCCCATGTCACCACCTGCTCGATCCAGCGGGATTGCCAACGCGCATAAGTAAAACTGGCCTCGGAGTTTTTCAGTTCAACGAAGAAGGCGGATGGTCTTGACATTAGAATCTAATCGCTTCTTGTGCTTCTGGTTCTGACATTATACTAAAGACTCGATTGATAATCTGATTAAACTCTGACGCTTTTACAAATTCATCTCCGTTAAAGCGAACATAGTTTGGCTTGATTTGTATTGTTACGTTCCTGGCTGGTGGCGTTTCTGCCGGGAGGCTAGGGCGATTGTTCAGAACATCGATGCCAGTGTATCCCCGTAGGACGTTTATGGCAGCACGTTGCATTTTCCGCTCAGGGATAACATATTCAGGCTCGCCGCGTTCTGCGATTCTTACGACCGCTTCGCCTGTTGCGTAGCCGCCATCACCCAGCTCGGGAACGTTAACGCGGGGGATTGTCGTGGTGTTACCAGGGATTGCCCTAGCTATGCGATTTAGGCTATCAATGAAGAAGTTTATTCTTTGTTCTAGCTTTTGAAAGTTAGAGTTTAAAAAGCTTCCAAATATATCGGAGAAGGTTGCAGCAAACTGCCTTGCTCTACTTTCAAGGCCTTTCATCAATTCACTCCACCCTTTCTTTATGTTATCAAAAGAGGATTGGAATGCTTTTTGCACTGGAATGGTGTAAGCTTCTTCAAATTTCTTCGGAAAGACACTAGCCTCCTGGGCCAGGAAGGCAGGCAATTTTTTAAACTCCTCAATTACAAATTGGATTGCCTTTATGATTGGGTCCCTGAATGCAATCAACAACGCAGCTACAGCTAGCGTGATCCAACCTGCTGGCCCACTAAAAAATCCAATCATAGCCGGCACAAAAGTAGCAGCCATCCACGAGAGAAAACCAGACAATGCCAGAGTTAAAGCAGGCACAAACTTCGCAGTTACGAATACAGACAAGCCAGTGAAGGCTAGCTCAATCTTGGCAAGTAGCACAATTAGTTGAACACCAAATGTAGTCAGAATAGCTGGGAGCGATGTGCCAAACAGGAACGCAGTAGCCGCGCCTAGCAGCCCCATCACAATCCGCAAGTTTACAAGTATCCCGATCAGATTTTGAATAGGCTCAGGCAAGGCCTGGAATGCGGTAACTAGACCATTCAGAATCTGAAGGGTTGTTACCAGTACGGCCGTGATAACTTCTAGCGTAGGCTTAAGCTCTATTAGTATTGCTTTGAAGCTATTCAGTGACTCAAGGAATACAGGCATTTTTTGCTCTACCATTGGGAACAATTGATTGGCTAGCTCTAGCCTCATGTCCTCAAAAGCTTTTGTCAGCAGCTGTAAAGCAGTTGGAGGAGGAATTGCCTGCTCAGAGAATATTTTCATCGCTTCAACTGACACGCGAGCAGATAAAAGACCAGCTTCTCCTAGCTTTTTGATATCTCCAGCTGTTGCAGCTGTCCTTGCCACAATTTGCGCTTGTGCTTTTACGTTTGCTTCTTTAATTGCTGCTAGTTCTTTTTCTTGAGATGCTTTTAATTGCTCTAGTCTTCGCTCTGAATTATCCTTGACTTGACGCTCTTCTTCCCTTCGCTGGTCTTGCAGCTCTTGCAGCCTGAACGATCTTGCATCCCTTGCCAGCCTTGAGCGGCGCTTCCTCTCGTCGCTGGCGGCATTTTGCTCAGCGGTGGACAGCGCCCGCGCTCTGTCCTGTATGGACTGGATCTCTTCTTCTTCTTGATCTTTCAGCCTCCTTTCGATCGCTACTTTTTGATCTTCTGCTATGCTTTCTTCTCCTCTTAACATCTCTCGCCTTTGATCTTCGTATCTCTCTCGAATTAGCTCTACTTCCTCATCCGTTTGCTCGCTTATCCTTTTTAGCCTTTGTTCGCTTAGTTCGGTTTCGCGCCTTGCCTCTTGGTCGCTTACGTCATCGAATGAGTCATTTATGCGCTTCTCTATCTCTTCATAGCGGCGCTCTATCTCACGCAATAAATCATCGGTTTCGCCTTTTATTAGTCTTTTCTTTTCTTCAATAGAATTTTTAAGATTTGCGATTTGCTGCCTTTCGCCTTCTTTGAGGGCTTCTGTCGTTTTTTTTGCTTGCTCCTTGCTGATCAGCTCAAGGCCATTGCTCCTTGCTACCCTATTGAACGCATCCGCCAACGCCTGAGCCATTCCAGGGAGGCGCTCAAGAAGTGCTCGCAGCTCATCGCGCTGCGGCCTTCCCGATCCGATTGCTTGCCCCAGCTGGAGCGCTGCGGCCTTAGCGTCGAGCATGCTCAGGCCTGCTCTGCGCGTTGCAGTCATCAGGCCATTGAAGGTGGTTTCAACATCCTTCAGCTCCAGCCCCATGGGCCTCAGCCGGCTGTAAAGATCCGCCAGCGCCGTGGTTGCGCCCTGGTTCGACAACCCGTAGCGTTGCGCTGCTGTACCTGCAATGGCATACAGGCGGTTCACCTCGCCCAGCGGTCCGGCCAGCGTCTCAATCCGCGTGCGCAGCCGCACGGCCTCATCGCCAGCCTTGATGAGCCCGCCAGCAAACGCGACGATTGCCCCCGCAGAGGCCAGCGCAGCCAGTTGCCCGCCTAGTCCGCTCATCGCGGCGCCTAGCACGCCCGAGGATCGCGAAAGGGCCCCGGCGCTCTTCTCCGCGCGGCCCATCTGATCGGTCAGGTTTGCGATCCGGTCAACACCGGTAACCTGCGCCGCAATTTTTAAAACAGCATCGAGAGTCGTTGCCATTATTTCTCTGCCCGTATTTTCAGGATTTCCAGCTCGATTGTACGAAGGCCTTGCATGGTCCTCTGGATATCATCCACTGGACACAGCACGGTGCCATCTGCAAGGGGCTGGAGGTACTGTAACGCAATGGCATGGTTTAGGCCTGTTGGTCCGCCAGGCCCCATGAGCCACTGAGTCTGGATGAGCAAAAACAGATTGATTGCATCATAATTCTCAGGCAGATATTCAAATACTTCTTCTTCTGGCTTTTGATCTGTCCACTCTGGCGGGAGAGTAAGCCCCCAAAGCTTGGCGCTGTCCTTTAGTCCTTCTGGGTTTGATCGCTTGCTGGGTTCGCACCAGAAGGCTGCGAACTCTGTGAGTTTTTTACTGATTCGCCATAGGCTTCCGCCCATTCTGCGGCAATCTTAGTCGGCAAGCCTTGCTCGTCAAGGAGCATTTGTCTATTCTCTTCAGTAACAGGCAAGGGGTTTCCGTCTTCCCCGAGCAGATCATCATCCCAACCGGCTAGGACGAGTTCGGCAATCTTTAGGTCTAGGTCTTCCAACCTTTCCCCTCGGCTATTGACTAGGTCAATAGAAGGATCAGATTTTGCCTTGGTGGCAATTTGCAGCGCTTCGTTTAATTCTCTAAGCAGGGGCCTAGACTTGCTTTCAGGCAAAACATAAAAATGCACCGTAAATCTATACGGATCATCTCCGCATTTACCTTCTAACAGGCGCTTGATGATGCGCTTTTGTTTTAAAACGAAGCTCATGATTGCACAATGGTGAATTGGTCTGTAAGGAGTGGGTTTATCTGTGTCCACTCAATAGTGAGATATATCAATCCATTTCTATCGTTTGATGCTGGGATCATCCCAGCAACTTTGGGATGGTTAAATGTTATGATGTTGCCTGCTGTCTTGCCGTAGGGGAAAACAATCGCCATAGTTTCACTGGCTAAGGCTTTTTCGTATAGGTTTAAGGTTGCAAGATTTTCTGGCCTTCTGATTGTAATAGAGCCGGAAACCCTGCGATCTGTGACCACCATGGACGGCGGACAATCTCCACCATCGTCCCTTCGGGTTACGGTGTTCTGCACTGTGCAGCTATAAGCAGCAATACAAGAAGAGACGCCAGCTATGGTTACCGTTCCTACTCCGCTAGAGTTAATAATTGCAGGCGTTTGCAGAGTTGGAAAAGTTGGGGTGACAGCCGATACGGCAGAGATTGGGACATATATTCCTCTTATGGCGGTTTCCACGTTCATTATTTGACCGGCTTCCCCTGAGAATGTTATTGTCTCCGCGAGACCTCCACGCCCCGCAAATCGCTGGCCGGAGTGGTCAAACGCAAACGAGTACCGCGCTGTCGGATGCGGCCACGGCAGGGCATTGGTGACAGTCTGTCCAGTGGCAATGGTTTGATTGAATCCCGCCAGCGCCAACATTTTTCCGAGCACGGGCGATGGAGTGCCTGCCTGCCCGCTGCCTGACACCTCTGTGGTGATCGTGACAGCAGTTTGCTCCTCCGCCATCACGTCGGGCGTCAGCTTGCCAGGCACTGCCGGCGACAGAATGCTGCGCTCAACCGGTGTGGCAGAGATCGTGGGCGTGGTGCTCTGGCAGGGAACAACGTCCGCTCCCGCGAGGGTTTCAAACACCCCTGGCGTAGTCTCCGCCTTGACCAGGAACAGTTGATCGCGAAAGTTGCTCACGGCTGATCCTCCTCAGCGGGTTGGGGTGGACAGCAGGGGGCCGCCAAGGCTGTGCAGGGGGGCTCCTGCGGCTGGTGGTAGCTGGGATCTGGCGTGATTTCGCCGGTAGCGGGATCGCTGATCCAGTGCCCTGCCTCTGTGCTGTAGGGAGGTGAGTTCATTGCGTCAAATCGTCCTGCGCGGTCGAAAAACCAATGTCATAAGCCAACACTAGCCTAGACACGTCCGGCACCTCTGGAGAGGTAGTCGGCTGCTGGCCGAGATAGGAAACGCCTCCTGGGCCAACCCCGGCAAGCCTGGCACCAGCCAGCCCTCCCAAGCTGCGGTCTGCGTACATCACGGCATGTACGGCCTGATGCCAGGGGCTGAAGGCTTTCCAAATTGTGTCAGCCTGGCCAATCGTGCGCGGACATTGAATAGTTACAAAGACCGGCAGGACATCCACTGCGTTACAAATGTCAGGTTCCTGCCGCCGAAAACCCCGCTCCTGGGCCCATTCCAACATGATTACGACCCCATTAGATGGATTAGTCACTCTGCTTGGATCATCAACAAATAAAGCCCCCGGAATGGCGGACAACAGCTGCTTGATGTGATCCAAGATTTGACAAATTTTTGTATCGGCCATTAGGTATTCTCCTTAGATTGGACAGCAAACGCCAAGACCATTGTAGCGGCATTGGTCCAGGATGATATTGCGCCGGACAGTGCTGGCCTACACTGCGCCGTAGATTCATGCACAATGCAGTGCAGGTAATCAACAGAAGACAAGCTTGCACCAATAGAAAGCGACAGGAATGCAAAAAACAAACATCGGCCGATAAGTCTGTTCATCAGCGTAGTTGACTTTGCCTCTCGCGCTGTAACTGTGATTCCGTCCTTGCCTGAAACACATAAAACCCCATTATGGCCATCATTCCAAAACTTAAAACAGAAACCAGGATGGGATAGATATAATCCTTAAACATTGAACCCGATTGCTTGTTTGTTGCTTCCATCGTGGCAATCTGCGTTTTTATCTGTGAAATGCTTAAATCATGGGAATTAAGAACTTGTTCAACTCTGTCATGCTGTCTCCCGCGTTCTTCCACTGTTGCCCTTAATCCAGCAATAGATAGTTGTATTTCCTGCAAAGATTCTTCCATCCTGATCACCTGCTCATAGATTTGCAGATGTGATGGCTCACCAGGCTCTGGCCGGCTATTGAACCATATTGACATGGCCTTATGGAAGTGACGCGTTTGAGTGAGACATAAAAGTGTCAGACGAGTGACATCAGTTCCATGTGCCGCTGACTTTAACTGACGGAGCACCTTGCACCCAAACGCCGTTTACGCGGACCCAAAAGGCCCCTTGCACCCAAACCCCAGCAACCCTCACAAAAACCAGGTTGGGCGCTGTTGCCGGCGGAACAAACAGCGGAGGTACGCGGATCCGCAGGGGCATGGGCTCAGTCTCCTATGAGTGGAGGCTTGGAAGCAAACAGGTGCTCAGCGACCAGGGGCAAGCCATGGCGCCATGCCAGGTACCCCTCGACTTTCCTGAGGCCCGCCAGTCCTATGTCGAATGGAATAGCAAGAAATTCAGCGAGCTTAGTCGCGGCTGTTGTTGCTCCAGAGCCGCTATCTCCCCGCGCTAAATGTGTTGGGTTTCGCGCAAAATCTATTCCCGCTCCAGACACTCCGACTAGCGATCTACTATGAACACCCCACGAATCAGGCATGTTATACGCAACGCCAGTAGAAAATGCCGTAAACGTAAGCGTGCCGACTTGTCTGCCATTTGCATAAGCTGTATCAGTGACAGAGCCTGATCCAGCGTGGCGCCATTGGCTACTGTTGCGCCCAACCCACAGCGAGCCATCATTGCTCCCATAAATTGTAGATTTAAAGGCTGCTGTATTTGGGCCAGGCCTGCACACGGCAAACAAATACATAAATCGATTGATAGCTGCTCCGGCTGCTGCTGACAGGCTCAGGCTGTCGTTTGTGCCGTCAAAATCTAGATATGGATACGCTGGCCCCCTGTCGCCGTCTCCCCTTCTAAACAGTGCCTGATTGGCCGCTGTGGCCTGCACAAAACTGCCGCCAGCTGTGCCCATATTCGCAAGGGAAGACACCCCCGTAGCACTAGCTACAGTGTTTAGATTGAGCGCAGAAACCCATATGGTTGGCCTGAATTCCGCAGGAGTCCACAGCCGACCCTGTATCCTGGCTTCATCCAGCAGTGATACTCCGCGCGGCATTAGTTGATTTCCTCAGGGTAGACAGTTACATAAAATTCATTTCCGCTTGGGGAGCCTGTGGGAAAGGTGGCGCCAGTATTGTTCGTAATTGTGAAACGTAGCGGAAATGCATATAGCCGCACCATCTTAAACATTACAACCTTCGCCGATGTGCCACTTGACACCGCCCCAAGATATCGATCTCCTGATGCTGAGTCTTCAAAATCTACGCCATCCGACCCAATGACTGTTAGCGTGATTGATGCTGTTGAGCTTGCAGTAATTGACCCTAGCTTGACCGTAATCACAGCGTTTATAAACTGATTACTGCTGCCACTATTGTTAAAAGAAATTGCGGCAGACTCCGCCCCGACGGCCAAGCCGTTAAGAAGGGTTCCCGCTAGGTTTCCGGATCGCGCGGATGGCGTGCCCCACTTTGCAATTGGCATGATAGTTTCCGGTGATGAGGATTACGTTGTGGAGCCGCGAGCCAGGCTAACGGCCTGGGCATTCACCTGAATGCCGTGCAGCTCAGCCCATGACTGAGGGCGCCGCACCTCGCCTAGGCGAAGCAAAGCCTCCTCCTGTTCGACCGTGATCTGCCCAGCCTGGCGCATGTCCTGCACCTCCTGCCGCACCACAGGGCTGCCTGCGTTGAGCTGGCCCCTCTCCAGGATTCCGAAGACCAGGCCAAATGCTGGGCGCTGAGCGGCGGCAGCACTCAGAGACCCAAGGAAGGCCGCTCCCGTGTCTGGCCCCAGGGCTTCCAATATTTCAGCCTGGCCCACAATCCGCCTAACCACCTCCACCCGCTCTGGCAATGTCTGATCCGGCTGATTGAGGATCTCAGCGACTTGCCACTCAGGCAGGTTGGCAAGGTCCGGCTGGCTGACGCGGGCGGCGAGGGATTCCATGGGGCCTAGGTGATCTGGATGTAGATGTCCCCATCCTGACCGCCAGAAGGGGCGGCAGTGCCAACAGTGATGGCTTTTTGTGCACCCAAATTAGTCCTGGCAGTTGCCGGACTGGACAGATTGCTCAGATTATCAGCGGCATTCAGTAGAAGCACCTCCACATTTGAACTACTGCGAAACGCTACTGATGACCCTAACGCATACAGATCGCGGGCAGCAGGGGAGGCATGCGCGCCGGACGGCAGGCCAATCCGGGCAGACGCAGTGAGCGAGGTGAATGCTCCCGATCCAGGCGTGGTCCCACCAATCGCGCCAGGGCTGGCGGGATCAAACAGGGTGGGCAGCCCAGTCAATTCGCTGTATCCCAGCTGGCGGAATCCGGGTTCAGCAGGGGATCCTGAAGCCGGACCGGCGAAAACTAGGCCCGGCGATTGATTGGCCAGTGTTGCGGTCAGTGTTCCGGTAGTCGTTACCGGGCTGTTTGTTACAGAGAAAATCGATGGGAGGCTTAGACCCACGTTGGTCACAGTGCCGGAGCCGCTAGCCGTTACCGTGAGCGCACCCGCAACGATCGCCAGGCCTGATCCCAGCGAATAAACCTGAGGCGCTCCAGACCCGGTCTCCCGACCCAGAACTCCGGCGGCCATGACGAGTCCGCTGGAACCAATTGGGCCAGATGCCGCAGCTCCTAGGGCCGCCAGGGTGGGCAGCTCGTGCACGTGATCCGCCCTCGCCGCAGTTGAGCCCGTCCCCACCGCAGCCGTCCCAAGGGGAGACGGCGCAGTCGAGCTGAGTGCAGCAAACGTCCCGGATTGCGTGGCCAACGAGCCAAGGCCCAGCAGGGTGCGAGCCGCTTCGGCATCCGTTGCGCCGGCCAGCGAGCGACCGAGGGGACTGCTGGCGGCTGCCCACCAGGCCGCAATCGCCTGCCAAACTCGCTGAACTGACCAGGCGCGGCGATCGGTGGCCGTGCCAGCTTCGGCATCCGCCCGCGAGACCATGGGGGCCAACCACTCGCGAGCATCGCTGAGCGCAGGATTGCCTGGCTGGATGGCGCTGGCCGCCATCGCGCCCTGAGCGGCTGTGGCAAAATCTCCAACCTGGGACTGAGCGGCTGTGCCCAGACCCAGAGAGGTCCGCCCAGTTCCAGGGTTTAGGCCTGTTGACGAACCGTCCCAACTCAGCCGTTCGGTATAGGCTGTATCCCAATTAGCGCGGACTGTTACATCAATTAGCCAAGTTGTTCCGCCACCACTGACAACAATGTCCCCCTTGTCGCCATCGCTGACCCCTCCGCCCGGGCCGGTTGGCAAGTTGGTGAGCTGAGAGCCATCAACAGGAGGCAGCCGCCCAGTCGTCGGGTCTAGCCGGACCAGGTTCCCCGCCACTGCTCCATGGTTGAGCGCGGCTGCCGTGCCTAGTGTGGGCAGGCCTGACAGGTCTCCGTAGGCGCCAGTCCACGAAACCTGGGCCAGCCCAGGATGCGGGTCAGGTGCCGCCAGGTGGGCAGCGATCGCAGCTGCAGCAGCGCCGACTGAGTCCGCTCCCACGTCTCCGGCGGTGAACGTGTGGCCGCGATAGATTCCGTCCGAACCCAGTCGCAGGGCCTGGCCTGGAGTGCCAGTGGTGACAATTGCCGCGATTTTGGCAGCATCGCCAGATGGCATCAGGCCATCCGCCGAAGAGCTGGCCAGCGTCAGTTGAGCATCAGCACCAGCAGAACTGCTGATCGTGCGGGTTGTTGGATTCCATGCCAGGTCCACCGGCCCCGTGCTGGCCAGGTCTGCCACTTGCTGGGCAGAGACTCTCCGGGTCAGCAGCGCCACGGCTGTGCCTGTGCCTGTCCCTGTGGCTGTGGCCACGAAGGCGACGTCGATCGCGCTCGATGCAGCACCAATTGTTGTCCAGTCCGTGGTTCCCACCGTCAGGACTCGGTAGGCACCGCCTGCGGTGATCGCGGAGGCGGCAACCGTGGCCCCATCCAGATCCATCACCAGGCGCTCACCGCCTGTCAATGCGCCGCTCTGGGCGGGCAGCTGGCTGATGGTGGTGGGCGTGGTCGTCATGGCCTAGGTGGGCTGGGTGTGAATTGGCTGGCCAGTATCTGCAGTGACAAATTGACGGCCAGAGTCGGCAGTTGTCAAGGCAAACACCTGTAGCGAGATTGCCGGCCCTTGGAATTGAAGCGGAATCCTGCAAAGTTTTCCGTCTCCGCCTGTTAGCGGTTTATGCAAAACCTTGTAGACACTGCCTTCAAAGGTTAAAAGATCGCCATAGTCCAGTCCGTCATATAGCGATCGCCTGGCCAATATACTTGGGCCAACATGCACAACTTCATTTCCAAAAATCATCGTCCCTTCGTATGTCATAACACCCCAATCGCTTTGCCCAGCAGCCGCAAGGGGTGACCCAAACGGCTCGCCGAGCATCGCATCTAGATCGGCATCAAAGTTAGCCGACATTTTTTGCAGTGGACTTTTCTTTGCTGTTTGGCTCTTGAGCTGGCGTGATTACACCAATCTCAAGAAGATGAGCAACAGAGGCGTCTTGTATGACAACATGATCACCTTCAGTTAAGGTGACACCGTCATGAGTAAGAGGCCCCAGATCTGTGACAACAAAAGTCGGCATAATCAAGCAATGCAGTCTTGAAAGAAATAGCCTACATCGCTGGCAATTACCAGCTCTTGAACGGATTCACCAGCACGGCACTGAATAGAGCCACGCATTCCCTTGAAGGGATTTGCAAGCGTTCCCGCTACGCGGGTTCCGTACTCTGCAGTGGCGCCAAACGTGATCCCATTGCCACGAAGGCTGGCCAGGGGGCGCTGATGCAGCAATGCGCAGTGCTTGCCCCAAAGCCTGGTCATAACTGCAGTTTGACCTGGCTTTGCGGAGTTGTACCACGCCTCTCCGACTAGAATCTGCTCGATTTCCAACAAGTTAGCGACTGCCTGAAGGGTCGCTGGAGTGCCTTGAGCGTTACTGGTCCCAGTATTGCCGGTTGCCGGAGGAACTACGGCAGCAGTGATCTTGGGATGCACTCTTAGTCGATTCCATGCTACCCGGCCAATCACCATAGTGTTTGGCCGCATCAACATCCCATCCATGGCGGTCATCATTGCCGTGTAAGGATCTGAGTTGACATAATCAGACCATTGAGATGTACCGCTCAGGGTCGTACGATTCGCGGCTGGATAAGTGCTTGAAGTAAAATACTGATCAGCCACCCGCTTTTCCCTGTCAAGAGCCAAAAGCTCTGTAATTCCTTCAATTGCACTGCCGAGGGGATCATAACCTTGATAAGCACTGTCAATGTCTTCCTGTGGTACGACATCATCTAGCGCGCGGTCTTTGACAAAGCCGGGCTGTTCAGTCCCCCCAAACTCAACTTGAGTTGGTTCGCTTTTGCGTCCAACCAGCGTATCTGGGATAGTAAATCGATCAGCGCGGTTCATTTGGAACCACTTAAACTCTCGCGCGCCGACAGGAACCCTTGGACTGACTTCGTCCGCAATAAGACTTGTGTTTCTGTAAGCAAGTGAAATCCCGGTGTATTGCGGCTGAACCGGAAAAGGAAAATTCATGTAAGACATGGTTAAACCCTCTTGGATAATGAATTAGCCCTGGAGAGATCCAGGATTGATTAGGACAGAGCCAAGATCTCCTGAAACGCCAGAAACAAGCGCCCTGCCGATCACGGAGACGTTTGAACCCGCAGACGGTGCAGCTGGAATTGCCTGACCCGAGCTGTTGGATGTCAAAGGCTGTCCACGGGTAACGTTGGCGCCGTAGGTGACGGGGAAAACCCCCTGGACAACAACATCAAATTTTTCACCAGTAGCGCAACTTGTCGCAGCAACATCGGCGACGCCAATGATCGCATCAGTCGCCGCATCAGCCTGCACTGCAATTCGATCGCCCGATCCAAACTTAACTAGGCGAAAGTTGTTGACGGTGCCGCCTGCCTCAAAGGCAAGCTGCGTTCCAGGAACACGAAGAGACATTGCAACCTCAGGCGGATGTGGAAAATTCAGCCCTGGCCTGGGCCATGGCTTGAGTTGGCGTTAGGGTGCGGCCCTGCGCCTTGGCCGCATCAATGATCTCACGGGCCCGAAAGCCCAGCTTTTGGCCAAGGGCGGCGCTCTCTTCTTGCGTTAACTCCCTGGGCGCAGCTGCTTCAAGCCTGGTTTCCTCTACGCCTGCAAATGGAGCCACTGGAACAGCCTGGGCGAGGCGCGTGGCAGCAGCAGCCTCGAGCAGCTCCCGCTCTGCAGCGATCACTGCCAGCGCAGCATCTCCGCCCGTGGTTTTGCCATCGGCGCAAAACCGCTCGATCAGGGCCTCGTGGCCCGGAACCAGCGCAGCGCGGACGCCTGCAACACGCTCACGCTCGGCATCTGCGCCAGCAGCGCGGGCCTGTTCGATCTGGGGCTGGAGCTTAGCCCGTTCGGCAGCTGCGCCTTCATCGCGAAGGATGGTGGCAGCCGCCGGATTTTCAGTGGCCCACTGGGCCACCTGCTCCGGGGTGGTCGTCATAGAAGAGAGAGGGGAGAGGGTGGTCAGTTGAGCCGCAGGTGCCGGGGGACCGGTTGCAGCCATTGGAAGGGGCGGCAATGCCGCTGATGGACGACGGGCGGGAGACGGCTCCCATCCGGCTGTTTGGTCGTTGAGCTGTGACATCAGTGTATCTAACGAAGAGAACCCATCAGCAAGGCCAATATCTATTGCCTGCTGCCCGATAAAGACTTTGCCGTCAGCCATCGCCAACGCCTTGTCAATTGTGATGCTTCGATAATCGGCAACAGTGTCTACAAAAATTTTGTAGATTGCATCGACTTCATCTTGAATTGATTTTCTTCCTGATTCGGTCAATGGGCCGTACTGACTTGCGATCCGCTTATATTTACCTGCTGTTATTTCAGTTGTTTGAATTCCTGCCGCTTTTTCCATTTCGGCAATGTTGCGATGAGTAGCAACAACTCCAATAGATCCGAGCCTGTCTACTTGACTGCCGACGTAGATTTGACTAGCAGCCGAAGCAATCCAGTAAGCCGCCGATGCAATCACGCCATCACTTAAGGCGGCAGTGGGCTTGGCCTGGCGGGCCTGGAACAACACAGATGCCGCCGCTTCGGTGCCAGCAACCGTGCCTCCGGGCGAATCAATGTGCAATAAAATTGCTTTGGCTTTTTTATCATCAGCCGCAGCTCTGATGTCTCGCGCCAGCAAATCACTAGAAGTGCCGCCACTGACGTCTTGCATTAGACTCATTCGCTGGGCAATTGCGCCACGCACTGGAATAATAGCCACACCATTCTGGATTTCATATCCGCCAGGAACGGGGCCAGCCAGGGGGGCGCTGCGCCCTGCCTCCAAGCGCTCGCCACGGATGCGAGCCGCGTAAATTTCCTGCATCTGTGCCAGATGCTCGGGGAGAATCGCCCAGGGGGAGTAAAGAACGTCAAGAATTCCCATGGCTATATCATACCGCTCCTGTGTTCCCTCCGTCAGCAGGCTGGTCTACCACCGCATCCACAGGCTTAGCACCCAAGGGTGGCAGGCCATCGCGCTCCCTGGCTCTGGCCTCACGGACTCTTTGCGCGTGCTTTGAATCCCAATTGCCGCCGTTAAACGCCAGGCTCTCTTCGTGCTCACTGGTGAGGAACTGAGCACGCTTTTCTGCCGCCGTGGCCTCCTTCAGCGGATCCAGCGAGCCGGGCGTGGTGCCGTGCCACTCGCTACCGCTCCACGCATGGCGGATGAACGGGTCGGCGAAAAAGCCGGGGGCCTCAATAATGCCAAGTGCTACAGCATCGGCCAGCCATTCCTTGTAGATTGGCTGACAAAAATCAGCCATATCATCATAGCGATCAATGCTTATTGTCTGCCAATGCTGCTCACGGGCGGCCCTTGCCGCTGTATAGCTGGACTCAAAAAGGCCCTTTACAACCTCGGGAGGAGTGTCGGCGCCCATTGCGCAAACTTGCACAACCGTTTCCCAAAATGCCTTGTGGGCTGGATTTGGGCGGCCGGGCGTAGGTGATGTAAGCTTTTCACCAGGCATTAGATGGATTAATTGGCCATCAGTCCATGCCGTGCTATTTTCTCTAGCGGCCAGCGCTAGTTTCATGTACTGATCTGCGTCGGCTGGTGTTTTGCCAAAAAGCGCATCAAAACTTTCGGTGTCCATCGTTGCGGCTAAAACCATCTTGGCCGCGGCACGTGCTCCCGTGATCTCCGATTCTGTATAATCATCTAAACCCTTCAATGTATCAATAATCGAACCTAGGCGCGGCATTCCCCGGCTTGATCCGGGCCTTCTAATGCGTCTGCGCAGAATGAATTGCAGCTCTCCGTTAGGGCCATATTGCCCAATTTCTGTCCATGTTTGACTAGAGCTTGAGTTGATACTGCCAGGGTGATGGTTGGCAATCCAAAATTTAACGATTTCGCCATCATCTGCTCGCTCAACACCTTCATGCAAAAGCGCCGTATTAACGGTCCCATCTTTATTGCAAATCCTGTCAGCTTCAATCAGTTGCAGTGCCAAGCGGAAGGGCCAGGCTTCGCGTTTTTTCCGCACAAGCTGAATCCCAACGTCGCCACTTAATTCTTGAGAAAGAATTGACAATCTTTGGGCCTGATAGAAATCAAGCTCTCCAGACACGGTGGAAAACTTGCTAGATGCCCACATGTGGAACCGCTTTTCTGTGCGGTTTTTCCACTCACCTGCCTGCTCTTCTGTGATTCCTAACTCTTCCCAATCAATGGCGCATTGAAGGTGAAGCCCCGTCCCGCCTCGATACTCAACGTGACGGTTGATGGCTGCTGACGCGATTGGCGCCGTTCGATCCAGGTCGCGGCAGTGAGCACGCTGGTCTCTGCGCTCGTACCAGTCAGTTCCATCCGCGTCTCTCAGGCCTGGCGCCCACGCACCAAACGCAGCGCGAGCAAACAGCGCCGAGGTTCCAGGCTGTCCCCATGCCATGGCAGCCGGAGCATCGGCGATTGAGACAGGAGCAGATGGCGCGGCCGGTGGCGTTGGCCGCTTTTTGCGTGTCATGGGTACGGCACCAGCACGCGACGTCGGGGCGTGCCCTGGCCCAGCGCGGTTGCCCTAGAGATGTCCAGCTCCAGCGCTTGGATCATTCGTTGCAGGTCCGCCAGGCTTGCGCGGCTGAACCTGCGCGAGCCGTCCGGGCCGGGAATTTCATAGCTCTGACCTTTGGTGAGCACATCTAGTTCGGCTTGCCGATACGCTGCTAGCCGCTGCTCCAGCTCTGTGAGAGTTGCCATGGCAGCAGCTTAGCCGAACCGCAAACCCCTCAGCAGTGGCGACGGTTCATTGCCTGTCGATCCCTTCCGCCTAGCAAGGGCCTGTGCTTCCAGCTGGTCCCACAAGCGGCGCGGATTGCTAATCGTACACACATACTGAAAGGCTGCGTAAGCCAGCCTGGCACAGTCCCCGGATTCGTCCCTTGCACTCGTTGGTTTGACCCATTCGTATACAGGTAGGCCAGACTTAGTGAGCTTCCCTTGCACCCGCACGCGTTTCCACGGGAACAGCTCGCTCAACGTCTGATCACTGGTGCCCCGTCCCAGGTGAATATATCCCGGTCCCGGTTGCTCTACTCTCAGCCGGTTCTTCCACAGCACAATGCTTGGCTCATAGCCAACATTGTAAAGAAATAAATCTTTGGCTTGTGCGCCTCCTTTGCGCTTGCTCTTGAATCCAACTGGCTGAGTCCCCCTCCTGAACAATTCCGCTCCTTGCCCCTTGCACGCAATCCAGCAACCTGTATTTGCCGCGCAAAATCTTCTCACCTCCTCACTCGCGTGGCCGCCATCATCCACAGCGCCAGCCGTCATCGGAAGCTCTGCGCCATCCTCGCGGCGCCATGTAGACGTGCTAAATGGATCCAGCATTTGAGTGATTACTCCCTTATGGGCGGGGTCGCAATCAATCACATGTTGGGCCAGGTGCCAGCGCTCTTCGCCGCGCCCCATCCCCCACACATGAATATGCAACCCTTGCCCCAACGAACCGTCACCACCCTGCACGTCAACCCCTAGCGTGATCAGCAACACGCCATTTGGCACAACATCGGGATCATAATCATTCCCCGCTTTATCATCTGCTCTTCTTTTCCTGAGACCTTCAGCGCCAATCTTTAGAACGATCTCATCTTGCCATGGCACACCTTCAACCGTGTTCTTAAACGTAAGCATTGGGTCAGAATTGCCTTTTCTCAATTCTCGCAAGGCATCGTTATATTCTTCTGCGATCAGCGGCCACGCTGCACCACGCTCATAACTCATTGCTGCCCATGCGTGCTGCGACTCCCACACCGGCTGGCCATTGCGCAATAGCTGATTTTCACGCCCATGCTCCACCATCAGCGGACACGCCCAGCCAGCGTGCCTGTCCATCGCCGGAAGAGACGAGTGTTCAATAGGCGTTTGACAGTTTTCGCATCTCATTTTCCCATAATCTCGCCCTTCTTTTATAAGCTTCTCCATTGTCAATTCTTGATAATGCCCACAGCATGGGAAAGGGTAGTATCTGTGTTGCTGGTCTCCTTTTAAGTAACCAGCATGGGTATAATCAAAAAGCTCAACAGGTGTCCCCCCGCCACAAATCCTAGGATCGGGAGCCGTTGCAGCTCTTTTTAGCAAGATCTTTAAGATATCTCCCTCTCTGATTGCGCCATAAGCTGAAGGCTCTTCCAAAAAGATGATTGAACGCTCAACCATGCGGCCAAATCGTGGGGTTGCTGCACTTGCTAGATCCAGCACCGCGCCATTTTTGAATACTTTGTAGTCGTAAGTATTCTTTTCGCCAGTCTTAGAGCCACTTGGCGACAACAGCCCACGACAGCATGGCGCCCCGGAATTCCTATCATAATGCTTGTCTATAAATTCCGCTGCATATTTTTTTATTTCCGTATCCGTAGGAAACAATCCCATAATCTGAGAAGGTTTATACTCAATATGATATTGTTGAAAGCCTACAATTATCCCCCTAGTCCATCCGATCCGCGCTGATTTCATGCACCAAAACACTTCAACAATCGGATCCGTAAACCACGTGAACCACCTTTCCTGGTATGGCCTGGTATGCCACTTGCCTTGAGACAGCGCCGAACCCGTTACATATCCAAATTTTTCTACATATTCCAACCCGTTTAGCTTTTCTCTTGGCTTGAAAAATTGCGCTATGCTTGACGCAATCTTAGGGACTTCTCTTATGATCATTCTGCTTCCTCGCTATAGTCATGGCTGGCCACTCCTTCCAACGCTTCGCGTGTTAATCTTTCCACTTCTTCAAATATCGTAATATCTAACCCAGGCATCCTTACTCTTAGCAACGGTGCAATCCTCTCTACTCTAAGCTTTAGCTGTGCTAGAACCGCCAT